TACACTGCATAGAGCCGTTTATCGTCAGGCGCTTCCACAGGTGGCACGTCACGGTCTCCGGGTCTAACAGCCCAGCCAGCGCAACCGTTGCGGCGAGTATCATAGCGCCAACGCCAGCAGATAAATCCCGCCGCCTATCGTGCTGATTATCGCCAAAGACAGCCCACCGATTGCGGCGTTGTTTGCCATTTGCCGCTTGGCTTCCATCGCCGCGTAAACCGTTTCTTCGCGCTCTTTGCGTATCTGACGGCGCATATCCAGCATATCGTCATAGGTTGACGGGCCGAACCTCATATTGAGCATAAACTTAATCTCTTTTTCCCGCTCAAGGAGAGTCTTTTTGCGAACAACAATATCCATCGCCTGCTGTTCAATATTGTCAGAGCCGTGCTTTTGCTTATCAAGCCAAGTGGGGTTTTTCCTCTGCGACTCGGCGCGTGTAATGTCGGCAACAGCGCCATACCAAGAGCCAAGCTGCTTGCTTACGTCTTGCATTTCACGGCCAGCACCGACCAGCATCTTGACGCCCTTGAACGCCGCATTAGCCGCCGCGAAGGCAGTTACCGGGTCAATCATCGCGGCACCTCAGAGTTAGATTATTTTGACGCCATCATAAGGTCGAGCGCCCCCCTGATTGCATCCAAGTTGGCGTCAATTCGCGCCATAGTGATTGCTTGGTGGTGCGCGGTGCTTTCCATTTGCTCAACGCGGCTTGTCATTTCGGCGATGTCACTGGCGTTGCTTTCAACGTCTTTCACCAAGCCGCTCACCGCCCACACGATTGCAGCCCCTTGGCCGATTAACGCCAGCACAACGGTTGCGGTGTTCCACTCTTGGATACGCATTAGCTTGGCTCGGTGGGCCATGTGATGTTGTCGGGAAAGCCTGCTTGCGCTGGCACGTCTCGCAATGATTGTCGATACGTGCGCCAATCATCAGTTATGCGGTCAGCCAATGCCATGCTGTCAGACTCAACTAATAACTGGTTGCGTTTTGCCCTTACTGTTTGCGCCGGAGACAGAGGTTCAGGCTCTGGATCAGGCTCAACAACGGGTATAGTTTCTACAACCCACTCTGCACCATTCCATTTAGCAAGCTGGCTGTCAGCTATAGTTGGTGGTGCAGTCTCTACGCAACCCGCAGGGATAAGCCAATTAGTGCTGTCCAGAGGGTCTTGGTCTGCTGTTGTGGTGCCTACGAAGACACCATCTAGGTCGGTTTGATATACGTTCATATCTATGTCTCCTTAGTATTTAATGCAAGCAAGTAGGGCTACGTTACGTGGTCGAGTTTCGGAGCCGCCAAAAGCGCTGGTACTACTTGCGGTTAAATTGTTCATGCCCCCACCTAAAGGTCTTGTGCCATAAAAGTTATCTCGCCACATAGGTATAGAGTGGCTGTGTGACTTAAGTTCATCAGCCTGTGCTGACCCAAATGCCCGACCACTATCAATACCACGGCTGTCATCCCAACCACGCATAAACTCACCACGAAGGTCAGGGACGTTAAACGTTGAAGAACCGTCACCAGTACCAAATGTTGTGCCTATTGCTGCAAATAAAGAAGAATAGGTTGAGCGCGAAACAGCCGCACCATTTGCCTTGAGAAAGTTAGCTGGCGCAGTGTTAGCCGCATGATAGATTACTGTGCCTGTAGGCACACCATCCCCGGCTGCAGCGGCGTAGCTTATGTCAGTACCATTTCCGGTTAGTACGCCCGTGCCAACCGCAAGCTCTGTCGGGTCGCCGTTAGCATTGCCGTAAATGATGCTGCCGCGCGTTAAGCCTGCCATCTTCGCCAAAGTAATAGCGTCATCCTGCACGTCTGCCGTCTCAACCGTGTTGTCTGGAAAGCTTGGCACTTCGCTGAACGTCACCCCGCCATTGGTGGCAATCGTCATGCTGGTCGTGTCGTTGGTGTGCTTGACTGTTGCCGTCTTAATGGTTGCGCTCGTGCTGCTCGTAAAAGCTGGGCTTGTCAGCGTGGTTGCGCCTGTGTCCACATCTTTAAGCGCGGCCATGACTTCGCGTATGGCGTTGTTTATGCCACTCGGGGCGCAACCTTCGTCGATGTTGACGTCAGCAACAACCGTATTCGCGCTGGCTGTAGCCGAGTATTCGGGGATATTATCGCGTGCCATATTGGGTTTCCTTACTGATTTCGCTCTGGCGCTTGACCGCCCAACAACCCGCCAACCCCAGCGGGGCTACCGCTTCGCAATTGAGGGGCTACAAGCTTACCTGACGCCAAGTAATCGCGCATTTCTGTCATGGCTTTTTGTGTGGCTGTGTCTGACCTGTTTTTAGCCATCATTCCCGCCATAGGTATTGCCAAAGACGCGCCTCCGGTCTGAATACCCATCATGGCGTTAATCATAAGAGAAAGCCCGTTTCCGCTTGGCGATGTTTTACCGACCAGCCGCATGATGTTGGTGTCCATATCGCCCGTCACTATTTTGCGCAAAGCGGCCTTTTCGGCGTCTGTGAAGTATTTGGCGTCCTTGGAGTTTAGTATCTTGTCGGCGGCGGCTCTATAGTTGTTCGCTATGTTTCCACCAGAGCCGGTCCTTTCTGTGGCCCGAACAGCGCGATCCATAGCTTCCTCTAAAAGCTCAGTCTTTTTATACCGAGAGTTAGCAAACCTTGCTGCGGTTGCTGCAGCGCCGTTATCTGGTGCGCTCTGAATAAGCGCCTCCAAGCGCTCCCTGACTGCGCCAACTCGCGGGTCATACTGGTTAGCGCCTTGAAAGCCCTTGCCGTAAATACTGCTGATTTGCTGTTTGATTTTATCAAGCTGAATTGCGCTTAAATCGCTGGGCTTTTTCTCTAGCTTTTTGAGAATCTTTAGCGTTGCCTCAATGTGCTTTTCTTGGCCTTTAATGTATTGCGCATCGCTTGTAATTGCATTTCTTGCAGATGACGCCATAGACGCAATATCAGCACCGCCGAATTTATAGCCTGAGTTGCCCCAAAGGCGGTAAGCCTCGCTTTTCTCTCTAAGCAAATTCTGCAAAGTCGGTGCCTCGCTTGACTTACGGAATAACCTAGTAAGCTTGCCACCCGCGCTTTTCAGCAAATTGTATGCTGGCGGCAATGCCGCGCCGAATACTGCGCCGTAAGGTGCGGCCTCAACGCCAGCGTCAATTCTATCGGCTGCGCTACCTTCCTCTTTACCAGACGCATAGGTCGCCGCTGCCGTTGCACCGCCAGCCGCGCCTTTTAAGGCTTGCCCCGCCATGGTCTTTGCGAAAGAGGCTAATGCTGCAGGATTTGCCACAGCCCCGCCTATTTCTGAGCCGAGGTATAAATTTGGCCTATCCCTTTGCGCGGCTTGCTGCCTTGCTCTGGCTAATTCTGTGATAAACTTGCGGCGTTGCTCTGGTGTGCCTTGCCCCGGCACATTGGCTGCTATCGTGCCAGCAAGTTCGTCTGAATAGTTAAACTGATTACCAGCCGCGCTGCCTTGCGCCATCGTTTCCAAAACGCCAGCAGGCTTGTTTGCCAGCAACTCACGGCTGGTCATTTGGTTGTTCTCTGGGTTCAAAAACATATCACTCGGTGCGCCGTTGGCGTTGCGCGGCAATACCAAGTCATCAAGCGCTTTCTTTTCAGCCTGACGTGCCAGTTCTACAAGCCTAGCTGCAGACGCAGAGTCACCGGCTTTGTGAGCGTTCTTCGCAGCATCCATGTATTCGCGGTATTCTGAATTTTCGCTCATTTTGAATACATCCGCTTTAAATCATCGTCAGAAAGCTCAGTGTTGCGCTCTTTGTTTAACCGCGCGCTTTCTTTAGCAAGTCGGTCAAAGTCCTCTTGCGTTGAGGCGTAAAGCATGGCGTTGGCGATTGGGTCATTCAGAACCTTTGTATAAACTTCCTCAATTTTCATGAGGTTTTTTATAAGTATTTCCGGGCTTGCCCTCTGCGCCAGTGAACCCGCTGATGCTTGTAGCTGTGCAAGTTCAACATTACTGACGTTACCAAGAGCGCCGCCGGTTTTACTGGCCTCACGCATTTGTTGCAGCCGGTCAAAAGCAACGTTGGCTCTGATTGGGTCTAAAAGCACCGCTAAGTCCGTTGATTCAGTGCTTGAAAAAGGCCCAATTTTTTGCGCAAAATCGCCAATTGGCCCTGCCTCCGGCGCGTCTAGCGACAAGATTCTTTCAATAAAGTTTTTATCTTTGGGCTTCCGTTTCCCGTCATCGCCAATTGGCGCTAAGATGTCCAAAGCACCAGCGACATTAGTGGAAACAACGTCAGCTTGAACATCGCCTGTGCGCTCTTTTACCAAGCGCCTTTGCTGACTGCCCAAGTTTTCTTTTTCATAATCAAGGCCGCGCTCTTGGTCCTTAGTCATTGGGCCTGTGCCAGTGTAACCGCCGCCTGTGCTTACACTGACTTCCCCGTCTGCCCCCACTACGACATTCATGCCCTGACCTTTGCCAGCGCTTAGCATAAACTGCCGATACTCTGGTGTGCCGGGTTCTAGCCCCGCCGCTTTTGCCCTTAAAAGCAAGCCTTCATATGCAGCGGGCAGGCTAGGCGCTTTCACAGCCTTCGGCATTGCCCGTTTAGCCTCAAGCTGCCCGATAATCTGCATCGCCTGTTCTGGGCTAGTCGCCGCCAATGCCTGTATGCGTGGGCCGTACCCTTTCGCCAGTTCAAGCACCTTTTGCCGCTGGTCAGCCATTTGCCGCCGCTCAAACTGCGCCTTTCGCTGA